AGATATTCAATCATTTGAATATGAAGATCTAAAGACTGAGTATAACATGTCAGATAAACAGATTGCACAGTTGGATCGAAAGGCACAAAAGATTCTGGGAAATGCAATCGTAATGATAGATAGTGCACTCAGGGATACCGAGTGTAAACCAAAGGAACGTATTAACAGAGCATTAATCTTTATTAATATCACAATGGATCTGATTGAGAAGAACTTTAATGAGGTACTAGCTGAAAACATTCCAAAAGAGGTGTTAAATTGAACCTAAACGATGAACAAGAAAGAATCGAAAAGGAAATGAACTCTCTTGGCATTGACAGGTACTACAAGAATGTGAGAGAGGCACGAAAGAGTGGAGGAGAATCAACAACTCTCTATGGAATCACCTTAATGAAGGAAGCTCTTGATTCTGTGTCAGATGGCATCAAAGAGTTTCTTGAGGAAGCATTAGCAGGTGGAGTGGGAAAGTATCAGAACTCTGCACTCACACTTGGATTAATGAATCGTGAGGTGACAGGTTATCTAACTTTGAAGTATGCTCTTGATGGAGTATCACAAAGGAGTCCATTTACTCGTGTTGCCATGAAGTTAGCTGGTGCAGTAGAGGATCAGTTCAAGTTTGACTTATGGGACAAAGGTGAAGAATCAAAGAAGATATTCAGGAGGATCAAGAAAAAGGTAACCTCACGTACCAGTAACAGACTCTATCGTAGGTACAACATCATTAGAACCATGAGTAGAGTGGAGTTACTAGACCACAATCCGTGGAGTAAAACAGAAAGACTGCACTTAGGTAGTAAACTCATTGACATACTCATTAGAACAACTGGTTTAATGGAGATTAAGACAGTCCAGTTTGGAAGAACCAAACGTGTTATTTATCTTCAGGCTAATGAAGCAACCCTGTTCTGGATAGAGAATGTCAATAAAGAGGGAGAAGGTCTTCACCCATACTTCTATCCATGTGTAGTACCACCTTTGGATTGGAGTTCACCTTTTAATGGAGGATACCACACCAAAAGGATTGATCCTATTCCAATGATTAAGACTAGGAACAGAGAGTACCTAGATGAGATGCAGAATCACTCAATGCCAATGGAATATGGTGCAATCAATGCTCTCCAAAGGACAAAGTGGATGGTTAATGAACCTGTGTTAAAGGTAATGAGAAAGTGTTGGGAAACTGGTGAATCATGGGCTAATTTACCACCAAGAGAGGACTACAGGGTACTTCCATGTCCAATACAAGGTAAGAAGAAGGACATGACACCTGAACAGTTGGAACTCTTCATAAAGTGGAAGAAGAAAGCAATGACTGTCCATGACCTCAATGCAAAGATGACCAGTAAACGTATCCAACTAGTCAGGACTCTAGCAATGGCACGAAAGTTTAGACAGTACAAAGCTATCTACTTTGTGTACCAATGTGACTTCAGAGGTCGGAAATACACGGTTAATTCCTTTCTCACACCACAAGGCCCGGATTATGCAAAGTCTTTGCTCCACTTCTCTGAAGAATTTCCCATCAACAATGAGGAACAAAGGGATTACTTTGGTGTACATGGAGCAAACTCATTTGGTTATGACAAGGTTTCATTCAAGGATAGAGTAGCGTGGGCTATAGAAAATACTGATAACATTAAACAATCTGCTAGAGAACCACTTAACTTTAGGTGGTGGACTAAAGCAGATGAGCCGTGGACTTTCTTAGCATGGTGTATGGAGTGGGCAAAGTTCAGTAAAGAGGGATATGGATTCATGTCTCGGTTACCTGTCTGTTTAGATGGATCAAACAATGGACTCCAGCATTTCTCTGCTATGCTCAGAGATACCATAGGAGGAAAAGCCACAAACCTCACACCAGAGAAGATTCCACAGGACATATACCAGTTGGTTGCAGATGTGGTACTAGAGAAGGTACAAGAGGATGCTAAACATGGGGTTCCCTACTCTAAAGAGTGGTTATCCTTTGGTATAGATAGAAAGATAACTAAAAGACCTGTGATGGTGGTACCTTATGGTGGCACACGTTTCAGTTGTAGAGCATATGTAGAAGATGCAATGGATGACAAGATACTAGCTAACCCAACACATAACCCATTTGGTGAACATGTGTATGAAGCATCACTATACGTAGGTAAGCACGTATGGGAAGCAATAGGTGAGGTAGTAATCAAGTCAAGAGAAGCTATGACATGGCTTCAGGACATAGGTAGAAAGATGTCAGAGAAGAACCTACCTATAATATGGGAGACACCTTCAGGATTTGTGGTACAGCAGATTTACAAGAGCATGAGACCACGAAGGATAACAACCCACATTGATAATGTGTTAATCAAACCCTCTATATTAGAGGAGACAGAGAACTTGGACAAGCGAAGATCAATCAATGGCGTGTCACCTAACTTTGTGCATAGTATGGATGCAACTGCACTCACACTAACTATTAACAGGTGTATAAAGGAGGGTATAAACAATTTCTCTGTGGTGCATGACTCATATGGAGTACACGCACACTTTGTTCCACGTATGGCAGATGCAATAAGAGAGTCATTTGTGGAGATGTATTCGGAGACGGATGTACTTACTAACTTTTATGATGAGGTTATAGATGTGATACCAGAACTTGAGGAACCACCTAATCGTGGAGACCTTGATATAATGGGAGTTCTGGATTCCGAGTACTTCTTCTCCTAAATATGGACATTCTAGGTTCAACACAAACAATAACACACACGAAAGGAAAATATGGCAGGAAAATATCCAGTCACTCCGAAGGGAGAGTTTCGTTGGCCTCACATCATGGTGGCTGACACAACTTATAAAGCAGAAGGTCAGTTTCATATTAAGGTACTTCTTAGTGGTGCGGAAGCTGAAGATATGCAGAAGATTGTTGATAAGGCACACTCTGAATGGAAGAAGAAGTGTCAGCAAAAGTCGGCAAAGAAATGGCAGGAGTATTTGCCATATAAGGTGTCACTTGATGATGATGGTATGGAGGAAGGAACTGAGTTCCACTTCAAACTTAAAGCATCAGGTACAAATGGTCGTACTGGACAGACATTCACACAAAGACCTGTGGTTGTTGGGCCAAAAAATGAACCGCTTCCATCCACCATTAAGGTAGGTAATGGGAGTATTGGTAAAGTAGCTTATGAGATTGCTCCATATGAGCATGGAACATCACTTGGTGTTCAACTTAGGTTACGAATGGTTCAAGTTCTGAAGCTGGTAGAATATGTAGCAAGTGGAAACGCTGATGACGTATTCGATGTGGAAGAAGAGTACGAGGTTATCGTAGAAGAAGGAAACAACCAAACAGAAGAGGGGAAAGCCTTTGACGATGAAGAAGAACAGTCCGGTGACTTTTAGATCTGGTCTTGAGCAACGGATAGCGGACAACTTAGCAACACTTAAATGTAAATGTGAGTATGAGCCAATGTCCGTTGCTTATTTCGTTGAACACAAATATAAACCCGACTTTGTGCTATCCAATGGTGTCATAATTGAAGCAAAAGGATACTTCAGATACAAAGAACAAAGGATGCACAGGTCAATTAAAGAACAACATCCAGAACTAGATATACGATTTGTGTTCTCTAATGTGAACAGTCGTGTTCAAGGTTCTAAATTAACATGTGCAAACTGGTGCAAGAAACATAACTTTCTGTATTCGGAAGAGATTGTACCTCATGAATGGACTAAGGATGTCAAGAAGAAAAGAAACTAACCATATAGTGATCCACTCTACTCAAACAAAACCTAATGCAAACATAAGTATTAGAACTGTCGATGAGTGGCATCGTAAAAGAGGATTGCTAAAGGTTGGTTATCATTTCTTCATAAGGCGAGACGGTTTAATTGAGGTAGGTCGAGGCCCGAATGAGATAGGAGCACACATTAAGGAGCATGATTCAGACTCAGTTAGTGTGTGTTTAGCTGGTGGATTAAACACTAGAGGTGTGACGGCACCAGACTACTCTAAAGGACAGTTGGAGTCTTTATTTGTTTTAGTAAAGACTTTGAAGTACATGTATTCGGATGCTAAAGTAGTAGGTCACAGAGACCTGAGTGAAACAGAGTGTCCATCATTTGATGTGAAGGAATGGTGGATAATGAATGAAGATAATGCTGGTCTACTTAAGTATAAGGTAGGTGGATCAGGTGTTTGGGTTAATTAGTAAAGGGGAAACATGAAGTGGAAAAATAAACAACCAGATCCAGATGAGATAAAAGAGAGGTTTGCTTTCTCATATAAAGCACTTGATTACTCCAAGATATTAACTGATGATTGGAGAGACTGTACAACTAAGAAGAATAAGATAACCTTTGAGGCTAACTCACTAAAAGAAGTCTTAGAGAATTTCCACACATTTTTAAATACTGTGGGTTATTCTTATGTTGGTAAGATAACATTGGAAAGTAAAGACGGTACAAAGACATGGACTACCTAGACACACACGAAGAGAGTGAGTTCATACAGCATGAGCCGTGTCCTGAGTGTGGGTCACGAGATAACTTAGCTCGTTATGATGACGGACATGCCTTTTGTTTTGGCTGTAACTACAGAGAGAAAGCAGGAGGAGAACAGAAAGTAGTACTAGAGAAAGGAGATAAACACATGGATTTTGTTGACGGTGAAGCAACAAGCCTAAATGCTCGTGGTATTTCTTTGGAGACTTGTAGAAAGTGGGACTACTGTATAGGAGAGGTTGCAGGACAACCAGTACAGATTGCCAATTACAAAGATTCAAGTGGACAGAGGGTAGCACAAAAGATTAGGTTCCGTAATAAAGACTTCCATACCAGAGGTGACATAAAGGAAGCAGGATTATATGGACAGCATCTCTGGTCAGGTAAAGGAAAGAAAGCAATAGTTTGTGAAGGTGAGATAGATGCATTATCAGTATCTCAGTCACAAGGTAACAAGTGGCCTGTGTACTCTGTTCCAAATGGGTCAGCAGGAGCTTCAAAAGCTGTCCGTAGGAGCATAGAACTATTGAATGGGTACGAAGAGGTCATCTTTTGTTTTGATAACGATGATCCGGGTATTAAAGCATCAAGAGAATGTGCTCAAGTTCTACCTCCCGGTAAGGCTAAGATAGCAAAGCTACCTTTAAAGGATGCTAATGAAATGTTAGTTAAAGGTAGAGTAAGAGAGTTAATTG